CTCTGCGACAGCTGACATATGAGATTTGATGTATAATCGAGTAGAATTTATCACTACTTCATCTATACCCTGCATAGTCATTGCATGAATTATCTGTGTCACCCTGTTGAGCTTCTCTATCTCTCTAAATCCCGCTAAGTTAGAGAACAACTGAGTATAGTTAGGGAGACCAAATCCTCTAGCGATACTCGGTAAGCTGAAAGCTAATGCTTTAGCAAAAGGTTGACCAATATCTAGGCACTTACCCTTATTGCCAATGACTCCTTTGATGTATAGATTCAGAATGAAATTCATGCCTACCATTAATCTCATAGGATTTCCACCAGACACAGCAGCGCCTCTTATGCCTCCAGTTATCACAGATAGTTCCTCACTAACTGTTAAGCAACTAGCGAAAGTCTGAGCAGCTGTGTGGCACAAAGCCCTGAAGCCATAACCAACGTGTATGCCATGCATGTATATTTCGTTAAGGAACTGAGCATAAGTTTCAGATACCACTGACTTTAGCATGCTAAGCTTGAAACCATACTTCACATAAGTTGAAACCAAAGATCTTCTCAATATGCTCGCCACTCTGTGGAGATCAGTCTTAAGCACTCTTATAGCAGCAGTGCCATCATCAATGAATATAAGTGATCTCATAGTGCCTTGGACTCCAGAGCTGTAGGCTTCGCATCTAGCTATGTACCATAGGACACAATGCATAAATGTATTTCGCTTACCGTCGACACCTTCGTAGTTCGCGCCAACACTATTCCTCGAAAATAACCTGATGTTCTTCTCGCTTCTGACCATAAATGAATCTTTCGTGCAGTACTCCAAGTATTTGAACATATCATCACCACCATCAAAAGCTTCCTTTAAGGCAGTGTTCGCCCACGTTTGAATATCCCAATGCATGCCAGTCGACCAAGATGATAAGTCAAGAGAAATATACAGGGTAGTTTCCCCTATCAACTGGTCGTCACGCATAGCAGCATACATGGATCTTTTCACATCTGCTGGATCTGCCCCAACTGTGAAACCAGGACACTTAGATAGTGCTTTGCCGCTGTTGTGCTCATATTCACTCATGAGTCTCCTTGCCTCCCCACACAGGCCTGTTATAATCCTGGTTTTGAGAGGATACTTGCTAGTCTCGATCTTATCAGAAGTAGTTGCTACTGGTACACCAGTTGCAAAGAAAGCTAAACACTCAATTCTGTTCGGTAGTATGCCCAACAAGTAATCAGTCACCATGTTACCTGCATTCTTAGTCCTATTGCCCGAGTTGTCTCTAGTAGGGCCAGTGCGAGGTGCACCACTTACGTTTGAGAACACTACCGCTAGGTTGCCAGATGGGATAGAGCTTGGCTTCAGAAAAGCTATATCTGGGTCAGTCCTCTTGACATATGAAAATATGTCATCTACATCCAGGTATGCTCCAGCATAAGGGTTGTTTGGCATCCTCATTTTGTTTATCATGTCTTTAGCTTGGTCTCTAGCTGCTTGTTCTTCACCCTTAGGCACGATGAGATCCGTCTTAGGCCTATACCTGAAATTACAAGCTATGCTTATTTCAGCAATTCTCACTTCTTTCATGACATCATGCCAAGCAGCACTGGAGCCACCAAGCTTCTCTATAATGTCCGCATTCAACGATTGCATGGCGCTAGTTTTCAAATCCGCCATAGCTATCATAACTCTACTTGCACTAAGAAACTTATTTTTCCTCTCGATATCCTCTTCTACAGTCGCCTTCACTACCTTAAATCTGTAATCATCTGTAAACACGGCTCTGCCAATGGGATTAGGTTTTTGCATAGCATTCACTCTGTGCATGTATGAATAAATGGGGTTAACTTCATAAGGTGCAACTATTTTCGCAAGCCTTCCGAAATCTTGAGCACAAGACATAGGTAAGTCGATCAATATTTCAACTATTGTGTCCATATCGAAAGCAGTGTTAAAGCCTAACGGTGTATATGTTTCTACCATTTCCTCTTTCTGCACATGCAAACCTTCAACAGCAAGATGACCTGCTATCGTGGCTGTGTATATCTCGAATAGTTCGTGAAGGTATCTACCAGTGTAGTCTATTCTGTTTATTGCTATAGACTTCCTGACTAAGTCCATATAAAAAGTCCAAAGTCTACTGATCAACTCAGTACTGCGTTTGTAGCTAACCACTCTTTGGGAACCTTGACTATTTACATTCATGTTTATAAGTGGTTCTATCTGATCAAACACTCTGGTTATTTGGCCTATCGCAGCACTGACTAAGTGGTCACCAACATTCCTAGGATCTACGGGGTAACCTGACATGTACTCCAAAGGCAAGGAACTAAGGTGGAACTTCCAAAGTGCATGAGTCATGGACACAAACTTGCACGCTTTCAACTGTTCATCTGTTACTATGTAAAATTTCTTAGCTCGCTTGATGTGAATTAAGTGAACCCCAGTTCCCGATATGACTCTTACACCTTCTGATTTAGAACTTCTCGCAGCCAAGCTTCTTCTATTGGCACCTCCCATAAGGTCGTCATATGACTTACTAAAGAATATCTCTTTTTCCCATTCTTCGAATGTTTCTATGGCTGCTGCTCTATCAGCAATGGTCCTATATGCCTTACCCAACCTTCCTCTTCTGGAGAATAGTTTAGTACAAGCATTGCAATAATTTGCTAACCCAGCTATAGATGTATACTTTACACCTTCCTCATATGATTCTTTATCAAGTTTCCTAGCATTGGAAGCCCCTGCCATGCTATCGTACGGGTTAGTACTTGTTGCAATACCAAAGTAAACCATCCAAGCATTAAATTCTACAGACTCATCATAAGCCTTGGCTGGATTAACTTCAATCAATTCTTTGATGTCCTCGTATACAGCATCATTGTCGTTAACAGCAAGTATTAGATCAGCCAGTATGTCGGACCCAGTCAAAGTCACTTTAGCATCCATACGCTCTAAACACTCCAACACCCCGTATGTCATAACAGGATCACAATGTTTAGCAACAGTTTTAAATGGGAAAAGATATGTGGCAAGTAGCAAATCTCTAGCCCTTTGTTCAGTCGTTTCTCTTTTGAGATCAGGGAACCACCCATAATCGTTCCAATCTTGCTTGTAACCAATTATCCGGTCGACAAATGAGCTGTAATCACCACCAGGTAGACCCCATTCAAAATTCCCTTCATTGTTAATCCAGTAATGATTTACCACTTCTGCTGCCGATGTAGCTATGTCAACTGCTTTCACAGTGTAACTAATCTCATCCATACGTATGCTCTTAAATTTCTTGGTGACTACCATAAATCTTTTAGACTTGCTGACATGTAATTCAGATGCGACGCATCTAATCCATTCACCGTTTTGAACAACTATATCTGCTAATACACTCATTTTATCGTAAGTAGAGAACTTTTCGTTACGTTTTAT